GGCAGAGCCGAGCAAGTAACGGTGGCGGTCGAAATGCTGGTAAACGTTGCAGTACCCAGCGACACAGCGGTCTCAGGCACAACACCCAGAACACGAATTGGAAGCGCATCCGTGGTTGCGGGGGTGTCCGTCGGTGCCAGAAGTGCGTTCAACGAGTTGCCAGTATTTGAATTGCCGGTGTTGTTGATACACGCAAGGTTCTGACCGATCATGGCGCGAGCGCCAGAAGCAATAACGGTTGTGGCCGAGCAAACAGCCGCTTGAAACACCGTATCCGGGTCGTCGCAAACATAAGCAACGCAATCACCGGCGGTAGTGCTAGCTACCCAGTTCTGCGAGAACTGCTTCTGTTTAGTCGTCGGATTGGTGTACGAACAACCGAGAAAGACACCAACAAGGGTGCCAACGGTGCCGGTCGAAACGCTAATCCGCTCAAGATTGCCGCGAACGAGCGCAACGAAGTCACCATAGAAAATGTCCGTGGCGTACGCGTAAGTAATGTTGTACATCCGCGTAGAACCGGCGAACACCTGCCCACCGATCAAATTGATCGGCTTTAGCCCGTAGGGCTTATCTACCGTGGGGTAAGCCATTTAAGACTCCTGATTTATTTCGCGTTACTGCCAAACTTCACTTCGCTCCGGCGCTCCTTAAAGACCGGCATACGAGGATCGTTTTGGCTCATGAAGTGGTTGTCTACCGAGGTCATTTGACTTTCCGCCTGCTGTTCATAGAACTTATTGCGTTGGTCAACGAACTCGATTGGGGTTTTGCAAAGTAAGAGTCCGCCAATCTCAATACTGTCTGGGAATCGGGGCCGTTCCCCGGTTGCCATCAATTGGATTTCGGGATGCTCAGAAGCCTTTACAGGTTCCCAACCTTCGCGGAGCTTGGAAGAAACATTTCGCGCATCGTCTTTGCCCATAAACCCTACACGAATCCAGCGGAAAGCATAACCGGGTTCCGGGGTGGGGTCAGGCAAAAGCTGTGGAGGCATCCACTTCGCGGGCCGCTCGTATTTAGCACGGGTTTCTTGATCTCGGGGGGTACGTTCAGCCATTTTGTTTCCTCATCTCTTCCGCTACCGCACGGGCGTACTGCTCATTCGTCAGTCCTAACCGCTTGGCTAAAGTTTCTTGTGTCCTCGTTAACACGATCTTTCTTGGCGCAGTGTTACGTGTGGCAGGCGCTACAACAGATGCTTTCTTCACCGGTTTCTCTGAGGGAAACGCATCAGGGAAAACTTGGCGCATTTCTGCGTTAATACGGTTGAAATACTCGTCACTCCGTGTATCAACTCCACTATCCACAAGTTCTTGGTGAATCGTTAAAGCCATCGCTGTCATTCGCTTGTTATCCCCAAACCAAGGATTGGCTTCTCGCCACGCATTAACTTTGGGGTCAACTTGCGGTACAACTGGCTCTGGATCGGGTTGTACAACAGGTTTTGGTTTTTGTAAAGCGGGTTTAAAGTTATTTACGCGCTCAGCTTTGATTTTCGCGCTTGTTAATGCTTCCTGCGCGTCAACCAATTTATCGGAATCGCCAGACTCGTAGGCTTCTTTATAAAGCCTTTTAGCCTGTTCTACTTCCTGCGCGACAACTTTTTTAGCCTGCTCTAAGAGAGCCTGCTGGCCTTGGCCGAGGTTACTTTGGAGCTTTTTATTCTCTTCGATAACGGACTGAGCAAGACGCAGAGCTTCTTCTCGTTCACGTAAAGCCGCTTCTTTGGCTCGACGTTCTTCGTGATATCCCTTGGAAAAGTGTTGAATACGCTTTTTGGCGTTTTCAGAATAGCTGGCAAGCTCTTCGTCAGTAACATCGGCTGGAGCCTCTTTCATAGGAGGACGGTTGCGATCTGCTTCCGGCGTGTCGTCTACTACTTCTACTTCGACATCGCTTTCGACTGATACTTCTAGCTTTTCTTCTTCTGCCTTGGCCGGTTTTTCATCCGGGAATTTAAACTTTTCTGCATCCATGATTAAGCCCTCGACACGCCGCGCGGATCTTCTACAACGGCTTCAACAGAATCGTCGTTAATTAGACGAAACTCTCTGCCGTGAATCTTGATTCTGGTTCCGGTATTAGGTCTAACCAGAATAAAGTCCCCTTTCTTGCATGAAGGCCCGCTGGGGAACCGTTCTTTGTCTTTGTAACAGTCCGGCCCGAGTGCAACTACAAACAAAACCGGCGACATTACTTCTTCGTAATGAAGCGTTTGTCCGGCTTTGACTAGCCCGCTTTCGTATTCGTCTTCAATCTCTGGTAAAGCACAGAGGATGTGATACGTAACAGGCATAGGCAGTTGTTTTGCCTTTTCCTCCGGGGTCTCCGGAAGGTGTGTGGGGATAGAATTCTCCCCGGTGGCGATCAAAAGCTCACTCATCGTCATACTCCAGTTGTCGCACAAGGTCGGTTACGAGGGAATGTGCAAGAGAAAGACCTTGGATTTCTCCTGCCATTGCTCTGTATTCGGCGTAATCTCGCGCTGAACCGTCCGCAAGCGCTTTTGAGATAGTTTCCCGCCGGTCATTAAGTTCTTTAATCACTACGAGGATCGCAGTAGTGTTCATCTATTACCTTTTGGTTGGCTTGGTAAGGTGTTTCAACATGTCTGTTTTCAACTTTTTGTCTATAGTTCGCTCTTGGTTTTGAATCCTTGCCACCTCTTTTTGGGCTTCAATAGCCAGCTTTTCCTGCTCTAGCCTGAGTTTTTGCTGGGCAATCTCGTAATCTCTTTGACTATCAGCTTCTTTCCGCTTTAGCTCCTCTGCCCGCAGTTGGAGTTCCGCCTGTTGCATCTGCAACATCGGGTTTTGCGCCATTTGTTGCGCTTGTTGCTGTTGAGCTTGGGCCTGATTGGTCTGTAGAAGCTGTTGTGCAGCCTGAGCTACCAATCTAGAAAGCTGAACTTCCACTTCTTCTGGCAGTTCTGCATCCGGCGGGGTCATCGGAACGCCTAATTGCTCTTCTACTTGGCTTCGGTACTTAAACGCCATGTGTTCTGCTACGTGAGACATGATGGCTCCCTGAATCTGCTGAGCCATTGGCGTCTGGCCGATCATTTGCATGATGGTCGGGTCTTGTAACAGGGCTAAATGGGTAGAAATATGAGCTTGGTGATCCTGATAAATAAACGCTTTTGTTGGTTTTCCTGTTAAGAAACTCATGTTTTCTGACACAGGATCACGCGGTTTTTGATCATCCTCGATAGGCACCAACTTTTCCGCGTTTTTGACCCCCAAAACCTCCAGCATCTGCCTATGAAGCTGGGGCAGGTTGTAGATCTGAGGGGCACCTTGGGCTAACTGAAGAGCAGCTTGGTACTGCATGATCCGTTGCGCCATCGTAGAGGCGTTAGGATCGGATACGGGGATGACTTCTACGAGGTCATAGTCGGACTGTTTAACGTCCCTATTACCTCCCACCGGGGTATAGCTGTAATCCGGCGGCATGTAGTCACGAATGATCTTCTTAAGTAGCTTGAACTCCATCTTGAGACTGTCATGGACACGAGCCTGAACCGCGCTCATGGTCTTTAACTGTCTCTCAAGAATAGCTAACGTAGTCCCGACCGGGGCTTGGGCGGACATATCGCTGATCTTAAGATCCGCGATACCTACCAATCTACGAGCGTCATCTGTGATCTTTTCTAACAACGCCGCCAGAACCTGACTTGGTTCCTTATAAGGAAGCGGCATGATGTTTTCACGCACCGACCCACTTGGTACGTCTACATCTCGGAACTCCCCGGGAGCGATAGGAGTGTCATCTCCTTTAATCCTAAGACCTCTGGTCTTAAGACCGCCCGGCAGGTTAGATAAGGTTCCAGCATCTACCAACTGCCGAATAATGGAAGTTCCCGCCCGGGCGTAACCACCTATAAGGTGGATATACCCCAGCCCATAAGCACCAAATCCGTTAATAAAGTTGTACTGGACAAAGTGTTGACGCTTTTGTTTTAAAGAATCCCCTTCTTCGTAGTTCCTGCGAATAGCTAGAACCTTGGTAGACCCTCTATCAATCGTGATGACATAAGGAAGTGCTACGCCATCCGGGTCTTCGTACCCCGGGAGGTCATAGTCAACATGGATTTCTAGGATTTGATACCGATCATCATCCGTCAGGCTATAGCCTTGCTCTTCAGCTTTCTTCTTTTCGATATCGGTAAAGATCCGAACAGGATCACCTAAGTCGATATCCCTATAGAAACCTGCTACCTGTAGCTTTTTCAGGTCGTTCTTAGGCTTCCTCATAACGTGGGCTACGCGCCCAGCGCTATAGATATTAGACACCCCGTACGGCATGATGATGTCTTCTGCCGGGATGAAAGGTGCTGCTTGCCTACCTAAACTCGGATCGTAGTAGACCTTCTTAAATGCACTGCCACTTAAGCCTAGTGCATATAAAAGTCTTTCATGCTCTGAGCGGTATTCAATCATCTCGTCCGTTAGACGGTAGTTCATATCGTCCCGGACACGTTCAGCGGCTTCTTTGTTCTGTTGGGTTTCCTCTCCGATGATCTGGGTCTTAACCGGACCTTGGGCCGGGAAAGTCTCAGTAATCATCTCAGACTGAAACCTGATGGCAGCTTCTGTTAAGACAGGGCTATAGACACCACAAGCACCTAACCAAGGCTCTGCTCTTTCTTCGTATTTCATCCCAAGGACTTCCAGTCCTTTTACGAACATGTCTGCCCAGTCTTTCCTAGAGTTGATGTCGTCGTCTACCTGACCTAGCAGGTCGGACGAGATCTTCTGTAGCTCACTCTCATCTATGAGTTCTGCCAAGTTAGCATCGAACTC